ACTACCTTCATACATATACAGCATCTACTGTAAGGTTGCCATCCTTCATCCCGATACTTTTTATTTCCATTCCATCCCTTTCGAACTCTTTCTTTACTTCTGCCAGCAGCCCTTTTTCATCATCATCTTTCAGGTAATTAAATGCGCCGACACAGCTTGTAGGGTTTTCTTTCCATTCCCCTTTAGCACAGATAGTGATCAGTAATTGGTGCTGCTGCGTGCTTTCACCCCTCACCATTTCGCCGTTTTCATAGCGTATATCAAATTCATCGTTTAAAAGAATATCAGTAGGCATTAGCTTATTGTTCCCGTGTTGCTTGTTCCTGTTACTGCCGTGCTGCCAGCCACTAACCCGGTGCCGGGCACATGCAGCACACCATTATTTTTAAAATGTTCAATAATACCTTCCGCAATATTTTTCCAGTATGCAAGTCTTGCTGTTTCCAGATCACCTGGCGCTATGTACACTTCGTTGTATGCGTTTGCCCTGTTGTACAAATCAGTTCCTAATACATCTTTATCTAAAGCCATTATTGTAAAAGATTGTTTAGTTTATTCATTGCTTGAGAAAGCTTTGCCCTATCAGGGTTAGTGCCCTGCATCACAATGATGGCCTGCACCGCTTCAATTATCAACTGTATTACCTGCTTTAAAGTATCATTGTCTTTTTGAAACAAAAAACCATTGGCATCCACCTTATAGATAACATTATCAATCAGCATCTGCACTTCATCAATTTCATGCACAGCCAGCACCACATATTCATCGCTGTTTTCAATGCTGCCAACCAGTACAATGCTTCCAACCTTCGGAATTAAAATAACTTTATTACCAGCCGCCACTATGCTTTTTAACCTTACATCATCCACGCTACTGGCATCGCTAAATTCAACCGCAATGGTATCATCGGCATTCATGGCAGTTACTGTAGCTGGCAGTATAGTAGCGGGGCCATATTTACCAGCAAATAAGCTTAATCCTGCCTTTATCTGTTCTGTTTCTAAACTCATAACTTAGACCCTATACCTACTGTCCTTCGAAATCCGCTCATCCCATAACTTACCTCTGTGCTTTCAATAATGTAATGGCCGCTTCTTTCCTGGTATTTATCATCCGTAAGCAATACCCCATATCCAGGCTCACAGTAGGGAATTCCAAATGCCGTTATCTTACCCTCGTATCCATCAAAACTTAATTGCTTTAGTTTGGCATCGGCCATTTGTTTCAATGCGGCTTCATCAGTAATGCCATGCGTTTTTATTACCAATGTTTCGCCGGTAGTTCCTGCACTTCCGACAGTGGTTACAACATTGTTTTTTGGCTTCTTTCCATTCACCACTACGTTTACTTTTGTGCCATCCTTTTTTTCTCCTATAAAATTGACTGTTACATCCTGGTTCTTTGCCTGCCGTTGTTTCAGGTTTCCGTCTTTAATTACATTCCATCCCAGCTTATATTTTACATCAGCTTTCACTTTGTTATATTGCAGCCCTGCATACAGCAGGTTGCCAGTGAAGAAAAAGCGGATGGTATTTTTGCTGATCTGCTTTATCATCTCCAATGCCTCTGTGCCGCTCACTTTGTTAAGAACTAATTTGTCAATTCTAAAACCAGGAATGTTTTTCGTATCAAGCACTATCTCGGTGCCGGCTATTAAATACTTTAAAATGTCGAGTAACTGTGCATTGACAAAGGTTTTTAAATAGGTATTTTTCCTCAATACATAGCTATAACCTTCACATTCAATTTCCAATGGACTGGTAAAATTTATCCTGCTTATAAAGCCCTCAAACTCTGTTTTGAAATTCCCGTTATAACACAGTTTAATCAGCACTGTGTTGCCTTCTTCAAATTGCTTGGCAGTTTCTACGCTGGCAGTGATCACTTCGCCGGCCCTCACTATCCTTGCAGTTATTGGTACTTTTATCGTTGCCCTATCCACATATTCAAAAATGCTTTTCTTAACATTTACTTCATGAGGCTTCACATTCTTAAACTTTCCTATCTCTATATAACTTCCAAGTGCAAAGGCCATATTATTTTAGTTCAAGGTCAAAAATCAAATCGCTTACCAAATCCATTTCAAACGGCTTCGCATGCTCAACTCCACTCACTGCCGGCCACTTAATTTCTTTTATTACCACTCGATGTCCATAAGGGTCTTCGCCTCTTATATTGCTTCTGCCACTTAATATTAGATCGCTGATCACACTGCGTAAAGTGATGCTTTGATTTTTCAACCATATCCGCTTCATGTCAATTATTCCAGCTTCAGGAAACTCAGATCCCGGGTTTATCAATATACCCTTGATGTTAAAAGTATAGCTGTCAATGCTTACCAGCTCAATCACGCTGCCGCCACGTTCAGGCATCGGGGTTTCTACTATTGTTTTCTTCCAGTTCATACCCATTACACCAAAAGGTATAAGCTGGTCATCTAATCGTATGGGCAAAAAGAACTCCCGGCCAAAAATATCTTCATCATAATAGGGCTGCCCGGTGGCATTACTGGTAGTGGTTTTATCAGGCGCCTGCGCTATCGCCGGTTTACGGGTATCAGCCTCATAACCAAAAGCATTTCGGAAAATCTCATTGAAATTTATTTCTGCCATATTATGAAGCCACGCCATTTAAACTGTTCAATTCACGCCTTAGCGCCTCTCTTATTGCCCCGGCAAATTCATCCGCCGCCTGCTGGCCGCTGCCTACAATGTGCTGTTCTATCTTGTCCATTACTTTTGCTATGTTTATCACAATGCTGCGCTGTCCACCGCTGTTGATGCTTTCGCTTTTTGATTTGGCGCTTTTAGTACCACCTGCGCCTGCTAAGTCAGCAGCAGTTACCTTACTGCTTCTGTCTGCATTTAAGTTTAAAGGATTCACGCCAGGTGCGGCAGTTCCGGGAGGTGCAGGCATTAAGCCTGATTTCGCTGCATCAAATTGACCGAATACCCCTGCTGTGGTTACAAAAGGTTGGCCTGTGCCTGCACCTATCGCTACAGCTTTTGTTGCTGCAGCGGTTCCATCTGTTACTACTATCTCTGTTTTACCTCCGCCAAACAGCCCTTTTATTTTGCTGTAAACCCATTCTATTTTATCAAGTATTGGCCGTATTAAATGTTCCCAAATCCATTGTATCACATCCCCAATTTGCCTTATAGCCCACATAATGGCTTCTCCAAATTTTCCAATAGCCCAAAAGAGGTCTTTTATCAACTGGCTTTTCCCAATCCAATCAAATAACCCTTTTACAATGTTCCAAACATTTAATGCCAATGATTTTATAGTTGTCCATACAGCACCGATAAAATTCTTTGCTACGTTCAGGTATTCACTCCATTGGCTTGTAGGGCTGGTTATATCTGCTATTATCTGTGGTATGCTGTTTAGCAGATCAAACACAGGTTGCAGGTATGGCATCCATTCGTCAAACTTTTCAGACAGGGCCACAATTTTATCAAGTATAAAATTGAATATGGGGCTTAGCTTATCACCAATATCAGCAGCTTTAATACTCAGCTTATCCATGAATGTTGCCCATTTAGCCCCCATCGTTTGCCCTTGCTTTTCCAACGCCCCGGCATATAAGCCCCCGGCTTCACCAGCTTGTTGCAATGCTTTTGATAAAAGCCCATAGCTCACATCCATTTCTTTCACCTGGTCAACATTTTTCCCGGTAGCCCTTGCCAGTAATTCATAAATATTAATCCCTGCAAAAGCAAACTGCTTAATATCCATAGCGCTGGCCTTTCCAACAGTTTTTATCTGCTGCATATTCATTGCCATGCGCTGTAATTCATCATTACCGCCACCAGTAGCACTTATTGCGTTTGCAAGGTTCATAGCATCACGCCTGGCATCTTTTGCGTTAAGGCCGGCGCTGATCAGCGCCCTGTTTACCGTTAATAAACTTTGCGTATCAAAAGGCGTTACTGCTGCATCTTTTTGAATATTATTATAAGCTTCGGTAGCACCATCTTTTCCAAGAAATGTTGTCAACCCTACTTTATCCTGCTCCCTTTTTATAGAGCCGGAAATAACAGAACCAGCGGCACCCATTGCAAAATCTCCTGCCTTACCGATCAAAGAACTAATTAAATTGCCCCCTACTATTGCGCCAAGTATTCCCCCTTTCTTTTTTTCTTCATTGCCCGTATTTTCTAATTCTTCAATTTGCTTCTGTAGTTTTTTAGCAGCAATTGTTGCAATTTTAAATTCAGTTTCCATCGTGGTTCCAAAACGCACTTTATTAATTGCGTCTAACCTTGCCCGCAATTCATCCACGCTGGCACTCATTCTTTTGCCACCACCGGCAATTCTATCAAACTGGCCTTGTATCTGGCCTGCGCTGGTATTGCTTATCCGTGCCGCCTGCCTCATGCCCGGCGTCAGCATATCCTGTAATTTCAGTATGAATGTGAGCGCCTGGTTCATGTAATGTTAATACGGCTTTCGCTTAGCTTCTTCCTCCCTGATATTTTGCAGAATGGCATATTGCTTTGCCCATTCCTCATCGGTCATATCAAGTAATTCCTGTTTGCTTATTCCAAAGTGGTAACGAAGTTGTGCATTGATGTAGGCGATAGGATCATCGCTAAAACTGCCTTTGGCATTTCTTATAACTCCCCCAGCTCACCCTTTTGCTTGTCCATCAGTTCTTCGATCTTATCAATAAGGCCAAAGAAATATTTGTCCTCTGTTTTTAAAGCGGCATCGCCGCCAAGCCATGTGGCATTGATGATGATTTCATTGAATTTTGCAGGGCCGGCACTGGTGATTTTGCTGGCGGCAAGGCTGTAGTCATTACGGTTCACAGGGCGTAAGTAGCCTATTTTTTCACCTACCTGGTAGGTGAAAACTTTGCCGTATTTGTCTTTCCATTCAGCAATCTGATCTGCTGTAGCTTGTCCTTGTAAAGTCATTGTTTTGGTTTTTTAATATGAAAAAAAATTACTTTTTCTTTAAGCGCAGGAAAATAAATGGCAGTGAGATTTCTTTAAACTTATCACTTTGTTTTTGTCCATCTTCATACTCAGTAAACTCCACGTTTTGGCAGGTATCCACACTTAGCTGTGAGGCATCATCACTTTTTTGGTAAAGGCAGGTAATATCAATCAGCCTGCCCGGCACATCAGTAATATCTTCGTAACCTGCTGCCTGCGCCGCAATGTTTAATTTATCAGCATCACTCTTTAAGAGCAGCAGGGTACCTTCATATTTTTTATTGCCACGCTGCACTGCTTTTGGCTGGTTACCTGCGCCATATACCAGTTCTTTCTCCTGGCTTTTTTTGTAAGTAATGCCACGCAGTCCGCTTAGCTCTATGCCAAGCATACTTACTTTAATGTCAGCAAATTCATATTCCCTGCTATCAAATGCCATTGTTCAGAATTTAAGATTTAGAATTTTATACAGTAAAGCCCAGGTACACATTCAGGTACTTTAAGCAGCCTTTTGGCCGCAGTTGTAAAAACAAGTACACACGCCCGGTTTGTAGTAAATTAAAATCGGGATCGCTAATATCATTTGCCTCATACAGCGGTGCATATTGTACGGGATTGGGGTTCACCAGGCATTCTACATCAGCCGTGCCATCACGTTTAAGGCTTAGCTGTGTACGCATGTACTGGTCAATATCTGCCTCTATTGCGTTTTCAAGTGCCTTCATTACCACCGGCGAAAGCTGCCCGCCTTCATCCACTTCCACATCATCTTTTAGTTCCCTGTAGTAAGTGGTAAAAGCAATACGGGTGGCATTGTCGATCACACGGCCATAAGCCAGGTTATTGTAATCATCGGTTAAGGATGTAAGCATATTATCATCGGTGATGATAAAGCCACTGGCTATTTCGTTTCGCTCAAAGCTGATGTAACGTTTATCCCACAAATCTTCAAGATCAGCCACCGGCACCTGTTCAATATCTGTAGCGCCAATTTTCAACGCCACCTCATCCGCTACATTTAGGCTGCCGCTTTTTACCCTGCCAACATTTTGGTTAGGCGCACTTTTGCTTGCCCTGCCTAATACAAGCATTAGCGCATTGGCGGTACTATCTTCAAAATTTCCTACTACTACAGCAACATTTCTTTTAGCTTCAGTGCTGTAATCCCTGGCATCAGTACTATTGGTAAAGCCCCATCCTTCAATTAATACCCTGAATGGCTTTTTATTCAAAAACCATTTATTGGAAAGCGACTGTGCTGCTATTACAGCATCATGCACATCATCATCAAATCCATCGGTAATAGTAGGAGCATAATCGCCGGTATCGGGAAATTTCATTACGCCAAGCAAACGGATGTCACCGTTTGCCAGCGTAAGAAGCTTATCTGCGTTTTCTTCAGCAAGCAATGTCGTAAGCGTTGTAGCTTGCGCCATTGTCATTATGTACAGCTTAGTGCCTTCAGACCCTTCTGCAAAAAAGTAATTGTTGATGGCCGTTACAATAGCCGCATTGTCCACCTGGTCAAATGCAGTGGCCACAGCTTTTTTGCTTTTACATAAAAACGGAACACCATGCCCCGCCACCGGCGCTGCCGTGGCAGCCACCAGCAGGCCGCAGGTACCAAATGCCGGAGGCCCCTGTAGGTTAAGCCCGCCATTACTCAATGCTATATTTACTTGTGGACGCATTTAAAAACGTTTTGAATGTGTTTTAAACAGGCTTATTTGCCTTTGTTTTTACCCTTCTTTGCTTCAATAGCTTTTTCTGCTTCAGGTGTAGCATCTTCTGTCGTTTCTGCCTGTTCACTTGTTACAACTGCTTCGGGTGCTGTAGTTTCTTCTGTCGTTTCGGCTTCTTCAACTTTATCCCCACGGTTTACTATAAACACCACCGGGTTTTGCTTATTCAAAAAAGCAGCATGTGTATCTGCATCTGTTTTTTTCACAAAAGCATTACCATCAGTGGTAAAGTGGAAAGTGTCCACTTTGGGATAGTGCTTAAAGTAATTTTCAGATGCTTCGATAGCTTTGTTCTTTGTCATTGTTTGAATTTTATGGTAACTGTATAAAACCTTTTATTGATGAAATTTCCCTTGTGCGCCGGGCTACTTCATACCCTTCACGGCTGCCATCGTCATTTGTATTTCCCTCGATTGTATAAATGAGGCCGCCAGATATTTTTTCTACAAATCCCGTATGCCCTGAACCGCTGCCAAAATCCATAATGAAAATATCCCCCGGTTGTACACCGTTACTTCTGTTGGGGATCTTACGCAGTGTTGTTTCATTCCATTCCCTGAGCACACCGGCCGTTTTAATCAACGGGTTCTTTAGTTCAAGGCGTTTAGCAGCAACATCTACGCACCAGTAAACAAAAGCCATACACCACGCATACCCAGTATTAAGCGATACACTTTTTAAATACCGGGCTACTTCGGGCCCTGCATTATTTCCCTCTTCCCTTACATCGATCTGAGTGGAAGCAACAAACAGCGCTTCTTTTGCCAATGATGTTTCTATCACTATCACTTCGGTAAAACGTTTTTTATAAATGATAAAATCGGGTTCCTGAATTTCCAAGCAACAGCTATTATATTGGCTGCTATTAAGTACCAAACCCACGTAGGTATGTAAGGTTTCGGTACTTCCTTGTCCTGTACTATCGTATTTGTTTTAAAAACTTCTTTTTGTTTAAGCCTGGTAACACTGTCAATAATATGCTTCAGGCTATCACTGTCACATTTCATCTTTACAATGCCCTTATCAATATTGGCAGTAAGAGTTGTGTTGCCTTTTCTTATTACTGTGTCAATTTTTACGTCAGGGCATGGGATAGCAAAACCAATCTCAACTGTATCACCGGGTAGCCATTTTGTTATGGTTTTATATATCACGGTGTCTTTAGTGATCGTGCTATCTTTAGTAACTATGGTCACTACCGGCTTGCTGCTGTGGCAGGCAGCCAGTAAAAAACAGCTGGTTGCAAACAGTGAATTTTTAAGCATCTCTTTCTTTTTCGGTTTTGCTGCTGCCGAAATAAAAACCAAGTATTACACCCACTCCGCTGAACACGCCACCACCGAGCACATTTACCAGGTCTTTGTTTTCCGGTGGCACAGCTTTAAAGGCAAGAACATAAATGAAGCACAGTACAAGAACTGTATATAGAACAGCAATTATGTTGCGTATATCAGTCTTTGTTATATTGTCAAACAACTTTTTCATTTGTTCTTTATCTCTTTATAGATTTTAATACCGTTGTAAACAATAGTTGATATGGCAGCTATTGCAGTAAGCCATCCAAAAAAAGGAAGCGTGGTGATCGTAAGTAAAATGCCTCCTGCCAACGTACCGGCACACAGCTTAAGGCTTATCCAGTCTATCATGTGTAATTGCTTCATTGCGTTTTAAAATGCAGCAGGCTTACGGGCCTGCTGCGGCTTGCTATGGAACCGGGAATATTTTATTCATCATTTCGGCGCAGGTAAGCCCCTTTTGCAGTTGCTTTTGCCCCACTGGTATTAGTACATCGGAAGCGGTAATTGGCATACGAAGTAGAAGTGAGAGTGAATACCTTTGATTGCGCAGTGCTTACATCAGTTAAGGCCAGGCTATCAAGTGTATGCCACACATTTTTTATGATACTTCCCTCAAAATATACCTTGCCTGCTACTGTACCACTGTCTTTTGTAAGCACATATTCAAAGGCTTTTATTTTAGAAGGGGCAACATCAAATGTTATTGTATCAGCAGTATATTTAATAGTGCTGCCAAGTGTTTTTGTCGTTTGAGCCTGTGTGCTGGCACATATTGTCATTGTGCATATTGCCAGCATTGCAAAAATTTTCTTCATCGGTTTATGATTGGTTTTTTTGTTTCTAATTAAGAACCCTGCACGATAGCGTAGATGCCTTTACCATCCTGCCTTACCACACGGCCACCGGCCATCATCAGCACGCTATGGATGTCGCCATAGTATTGGGGATTGTTTAAGTCCTGGAACAGCATTTTATCACCAATAGCGAAAGTCACGCTGTCTTTATGCCATGCCAGTGAAGCCAGGTTATCATCGGCGCCAACGGCACTGCCTAATGCTTTTACGGCATCTGCATCACTGAATGCAAGCACACTGCTACGGGTGAGTATATTAAATCCATGCAGCTTGCCTACTATTCCATTTTCGGCATCAGCGTATCGGCTGAAGTCTTTTGCATTGGTTTCGCTCAGACTGTCGTAAAATGCCTCGTACATGTTATCATCAATCATCACATACCTGTTTTGCTTGGGGATATTATCCACATTCATTTTGATCATCATCTTCTTTAAATCGCCGTGTACAAAACCTTTACGGTTTCCGGTCTGCCCGGTAATTGGCGCAATATCCGCACCTGTTGTTTTTACCACAGTTGCATTAGCTCCCCATTTGATAAGCATGTCATCTGCTACTGTTTCAGTAATGGTGCTCATGTGATCACCTAAAATGCTGTCCTGCTTTGAGTAGCTTAAATGGATTTTATCAATATTGGGAATGTGATCAGGGTCGGTGGTATATTCATCCAGCCCATACAGCACATCTGTATCTGTACGCCTTACTGTAGCTGCCGGATAGGCATTCCTGTTTTTAACTACATTTGGCTTAGCGCCTATTTGTGGTATATGAACAATACGGCCATTAAGTACATTACCGCTGTCATCTTTGGCGAATTTTAAAAAGCCATTATCTTTCCAAAACCTTTCAACGATGTAAGTAGCCCATCGTTCTACCACCGTGCCATTCTTTACATGGGCACTTATTCCATGTTGCTTAATATGCAGCACATAATGGCCGATCATAACAGATAATACGGTTACCTGTGCCGCCACTTCGTTAACACCGATGCTTTGTGCTACCTGGCCCACTGCACTCATAAAAGGCAGCATTGTAATCAACGCACCAATAAACAGCAATACTTTTTTCAATTGTTTTATCATCGCTTTGTTTTTAAAATTTCAGAGGTAATAGTTTAGTGATTAAGCTGTGTACTCCACACCAAAGGCTTCTTTGTACTTGGATTTAAAATGGGGTTCGCTCAATTTTTGCAGACGTTCCAATTTGCCTTGCAGGTACAGATCGTGGCCGCTCAGCTTGCACAGTTCTGCCAGTTCTGCTTTTTCCACATCGCCCAGACTGCCGGCCGCCAGTTTCGTTTCAATGCTTTCATAAGCCTTCATTCCATCAAGCAGTTCTTTTGTAGTATCAAAATCGGCATTGGCCAGTTTGATATATTTATCACGATCGCCTGCAGCCAACTTTTTAGCGGTGATGGCTCCGTCCACCAGGTCGGTTATTTTCTTTTCATCAGCGGCCTTTTTCAAATTGGCTACCGTGGTTTTAAGTGTTGTATTTTCCGCTTCTACAGCTGCCAGCTTACCGGCATTACCGATGACAGCATCCAGTTTTGCAGATAATATATTATCTGCGGTATTTTCATCAAGGCCAAGCTTTGCGGCCAGTAACTTTTTTTCCATTGATATTTGTTTAGTTGAAAAAGTTTTTAAGTATTCCTTTAAATCTTCCGTTTCACCGGCATCAAGCAATATTTTTTTACCTGCGCTGTTCCTTATAGCTAAAGCATTTCTGCAATTAGGGATGTCCACTATGCTCGCTTCCAGCAACCCCCATTTAATGAATGTTGGCAGACTTTGCCCGGGCAGCATATCTTTTGCATCATCACTTAGCTTAACTGGCTCTATCCATACGCTGGCGCCGTTCAAATAACCCTTTTGTACTTTTTTCTGCACCTTCACGGCCAGTTCATCATCATCATCAAATTCCGGCTTTGCCAAAAGACGGCTGCCGTCAATTCTTATATCATACCACTTGCCTATCGGCAGCATTATTTCTTCACGCCCGGCAAACTCTTTTGGGCGATTATGCTGTAAAAGCATGATTGGATTTTGCTTGAAGCTTTCCAAATCACCCCCACTCATTAATGCCCTGAATCCGTGCATTACCACACTTTCATCTAATAGCACTATATCAATATCAAGTTTTGCCATTCGCTTTTTTCGTCTATCCGGATGTAAAAATGCAATCCTGTAAAACCCTTGCCAAATGCGGTTTTCAGCATTGTATACTAACTGCCGCATGGCTGTGCAATTACTGCCGTGTCATAGATTTCAGAATTGCAACCGCTTGTTTGAAACTTGAATTTTGCCATATATGGCAAAACAGATTGAAAAAAGACAGAAGGCTAAAGCACTCTATTTAACAGGGCAGTATAACCAAAAGGAAATTGCTGAACTGGTGGGTGTAGCAGAAAAAACAATAAGTACCTGGGCCAACGACGAAAATGAAGGAAAGTGGGATGAATTAAAGACATCATTGCTTACCACCCGTAGCAATGAATTGCGCCGTTTGTATAAAATGCTTCAAATACTTAATGATGATATAGATCGCAAAGCAGATAGGCAAATACCCATCAATAGCAAGGAAGCTGATGCAGTATTAAAACTAACAACCGCCATTAAAAACTTGGAGATAGAAACCAGTATTTCCGAAAAGGTGGATGTAGGCAGTGACTTTATAAACCTTGTAAGGAAAGAAGATACAGAACTGGCAAAGGTTATTACCAAATGGTTTGACATATACCTTAATCAATTTGCATGAAGCTGAAAGACAAACAGGCGATGGCCCGGTGGGAGAAATTCCGCAAGCAAATTGAAAGGGCTACCTACGTTGACTTTACCGAAACAGCGGTAGAGCAAAAGAAACGCATTGCCCGTCTGGAAACAGATGATGAAGCATGGTTTACATACTACTTTCCCAACTATGCCAAAAGCGAAAGTGCAGCATTCCATAAAGCGGCTACAAAGCGCTGGATGGAAAGCGAACGCATATATGAAGTAAGGGCGTGGAGCCGGGAACTGGCGAAAAGCACCAGGGCAATGTTTGAAGATATTAAACTGATGCTGACAGGCAAGGCTAAGTTTAAAATACAGGTAAGCTCCAGTTACGATAAGGCTGTGGCATTACTAATGCCATACATGATAAACCTTGAAAGCAACCAGCGAATAATAAACGACTATGGCGAACAAAAGAAAATCGGCCAATGGGAAACGGGCTACTTCGTTACAAAAAGCGGAGCAGGGTTTGTTGCCATTGGTGCCGGTCAAAGCCCACGTGGATTACGGCTGGAAGACATGCGACCCGATATACTTGATATTGATGATATTGATACGGATGAAGAATGCCGCAACCCGAAAATAATAAAACAAAAGTGGGAATGGATAGAACAAGCACTGATACCAACGCTCAGCGTAAGTGGTCGCAAACGCATCCGTTTTAATGGAAACATCATTGCCAAATATTGCTGTATTACAGAAGCCATTAAAAAGGCCGATTATGTGGACATTATCAACATCCGTGATAAGAACGGCAAAAGCACGTGGCCGCAAAAAAACAGTGAAGAAGATATTGATTATACGCTTAGTAAAATAAGCTACATAAGCGCACAAAAAGAATACTTTAATAACCCGATAACACAGGGTACTGTGTTCCCGGAAATGTATTATAAGAAACTGCCCCCGCTTACGGCATACAAGTTCCTTGTATGCTACATTGATTTAAGCTATAAGAGTACCAGCCGCAATGATTTTAAAGCGGCTGTACTCATGGGCAGATACAAAAATGAATATCATGTTTTAAAAGCATTTTTAAAACAAGGAACAACAAGGGATTTAGCTATTGGGCTTATTGACATAAAAAATCATGTGGCAGGTAAAACACCGGTGTATTGGTATGCAGAAGAAAATTTTTTGCAGGACATTATTTTGAAAGAACTGCATGAAGTTTTTGCCCAACTAAAAAGCACCATAATCATTAGCCCTGACAAGCGAAAGAAGCCTGAAAAATTTACAAGGATAGAAACTGCACTTGAGCCGCTTAATACCAATGGCAAGTTTTTCTTAAATGAAGATGAAAGGGGCAATCACCACATGCAGATATTGGAAGAACAGTTTAAAGCATTGGAACCCGGCAGCAAAAGCCACGATGACGGGCCAGATGCCAGCGAAGGCGCCAAACAGATCATTGATAGTAAATATTACCAGGATACACCTGTGCATCTGGGCATTCGTAAATCACATTCAAAACGATTTTAAATGGCATATTTAGAACCAGCAGAAATTAAAACACACCTATACGGCCCAATCGTGGATGAAATAAGCCGGGAAGATGAAAGCATATTACAAAGTGCCATTGACGCAGGCATAAGCGAAGCACAAGGCTATTTAACAGCATACGATACTCTTTCCATTTATAGCGCTACTGGTACGGCCAGGCATCCTGCGTTGCTCCTTTATACAAAGGATATTGTAGTGTGGCATTACATCCAACTAAGCAACCCAGCTGTGGAAATGGAACTGCGGAAATACCGGTATGAACAAGCTATTGCATGGTTGCAAAAAGTACAAAAGGGGCAAACAAACCCCAACCTACCATATCCGGCAGAGCCACCAGCAAGCGAAGCAAACAATTATATCAAGTGGGGAAGCAACATAAAACGTAACAATAACTTTTAAAAATGGCAAAAGCAACAATAACAAAAACAGGTGTTACCAAAAAAGACGGCAGCATTACCGAGAGTGGTGTATTGATACAGAATATTGTGATAAGGCCGGTACAGCGCACCCAGCTTGATATTGAAAAATGGCGCAACTATCATCAGCAAGCCGAAATGATCAATGGCAGCAGGGTAACCCTGTATGACCTCTATAGCGATGTATTGCTGGATGGCTTTTTAAAGCGATTGGTAAACCAGCGCATTTTAGCTGTTACAAAAAACAAGCTGAAATACACTGATAAAAGCGGTAAAGAAATAGACGGAGCTGACATAATTACTACTGCCAGCTTTAGAACATTACGCAAAAAAATACAGCTATCCAAAGCATGGGGCAAGGCTGTAATTGAGATGAATAATATTGATGGAAAGCTATGCGTATTTGATGTACCCAAAAAAAATATCATCCCTGAAGAAGGAAAGGTGGTATATGAGCAATATGGAGTGGACGGTATTGAATACCGACTACCACCTTACAGCAGTCGTGTTATTGAGCTGGGTGAATGGAATGATTTAGGTTATTTGCTCGAAGCCTGCGCCTATGTAATATACAAACGTGGAGATATTGCCGATTGGGCCAACTATGCCCAAATATTTGGTATGCCTTTTCGTGAAGCCAGGTATGATGGCTTTAATGAGCAGGTACGCATACAACTTGAACAGGCGCTTGATAAAGCAGGCAGCGCTGCTTATGCGGTGTTACCAAAAGAAGCAGAACTAACTTTTCACGAAGCAAAGAACCAAAGCGGTAGCGCTGATTTGTACGACAAGCTACGGCAGGCAATGAACCAGGAATTAACGGTTCATATTTTGGGTGCCACGGAAACTACTACAAGTAGCAGCAGCAGCGGATATGCCCAAAGCCAAACGCATCAACAGACTATAGATGAAGTAGCACAGGATGATAAGGAAGATGAACTGGCAATATTAAATGAACAGGTGCAGCCTGTATTGGTCTATTTAGGTTTATTGCCCGATGGCGGAACCTTCAGCTATGACGAGCCGGTAAATATTGATGTTGCCACTAAGAAGGTTACAATAGCACAACAGGTAAAACTGATGGGTGTACCGGTGAGTGATGATTATGTATATGAAATAGCTGGAATGCCAAAGCCTGATAACTATGATGAACTAAAACAAAAACAGGAAGATGAAAAATTATTACAACAGCAGCAAGCGGTTACTGATAAAGAAAACACTGTTCCGGCAAATAAAAAGCCTGCTTCAAAAGGCAAGGCTGCTGATAAAAAATTAAGCCTTGAAGATGAAATAAAAAAAGTGCTTACTGATTTTTTCGGGGAAGCCCTCAACGGCTAAGCAGCCTGAGGGGGCGGTATCAATGCAGGTTGCTGTCGACACAGGTAAATACATTATATGCTGATAATTGTTGCCATGAGCATAGCGGCTGGAAGATGACGGCAGGCGATGCTGATGCACTTGCAAAGGAACTAACAGCAATGGTTGATGATGTTTGGAAGCAGCAGGGAATGCCAAAAACCATCAACAAAAAAGTAACACAGGCATTTGCAAAACAATTATGGCAAGGTGTAGTAAAAGGTTATACCAAAGACCTTATTGGTATTAGCTATGACAGCCCGGACTATGAAATGCTGAAAAACCTGCAAAACAATGTTTACCATTTTTCAGCGGCAAAAAACTACCAACAGTTAAAAGCATTGACCAATGCACTTATTGGTGATGATGGAAAGCTATGCAGTTACAGTCAGTTCAAAAAAGCTGCCTATGAAATAAACGATACCCATGTAAACCAATGGCTGAAAGTGGAGTATGATACCGCTGTTGCCAGTGGACAGATGGCAAGCAAATGGGTGGATATACAGCGCACAAAAGGTACGTTGGGCATGCTTGAATTTGATGCGGTAATGGATAGCCGCACCAGTGCAATATGCAGCAGTTTAAATGGAGTTTTAAAGCCTGTGGATGATGCCTTTTGGAAAATGTACTATCCGCCCAACCACTTTGGATGCAGGAGTACTATAAGGCAAAGAAGCGGCGGAATTGTTACGCCTGATGACAGGATCGACTACCCGGAAAAGGTGCCGGAAATGTTTAAGACCAACCTTGCCGCCAATGGCCTGGTATTTCCGAAAGGGCACCCATATTATAATCATGTACCGGAAGATGCTTTAATAAGTTTTGGCGACGCTAATTATAAGCTTGATTCATCAAGAGAGTTTAGTGGTAAAGCCGGAAGTGTATATGAAAGCGGAATAGCTTACGACCCTACAAAACAATTTGACCAGCGTTATTATACAGAATATAACATGCGCTTAAATGCTGCTGATTCACTGGCAAGCCATTATAAAACAGATGTGTTTATATGCCCTGATTTTACAGCGCCGCATGATGATTGGCGTTACCCGTATTTCTATAAAGGAATTGAACCTTACAAACAGCCTGATTTATTATTTAATAAAACACATTGGGAACTGAAAGGTTATGAAGGCAATTTTAGTTATGACAAAATAAGTAAGATGATAAGGAGAGCAATGAAACAAAGCGATAACATCATCCTAAAAATTGAGCATGATATAAATATTGCAAACGTAAAAGAAAGGGCTATCGGATTTATAAACAAAAGCACAAAAGCAAAAGGCATTAAAAAAATATTGTTGATAGATGCAAAGGGACAGGTGCATGAACTGAAATAAAAAACCCCGACATCACTGCCGGGGGGTGCCCGCCTCGTGGGGCGGACTGGAACACAAATATACAACAATTTTAAATGGCGCAAAACTTCAGTTTAAACCCAATAGAAAGACACTTTGAACAGGTGCTGCAATATGCGCCTGGATTGCTTGGGAATGATGCTGTAAACTTTTTTTTAGATAGCTGGAAGCGCCAGGGATGGCTTGACTATAGCACCACTGCATGGAGGCAGAGAAGTAAAAATAGCAAGCGAAATAAAGGCCGTGCTGTATTAATAGATAGTGGCCGCTTGCGCCGCAGCATACGCATTACAAGCATCACCGGTGGGGCTGTTACTATTAGCACGGATGTGCCTTATGCAAAAATGCACAATGAAGGATTTAGGGGTGTGGTTAATGTAGCGGCCTTTGGCCGGAACCGGTATGTAAAAGAAAAAACAGGCACAGGGAAATTTACCAGTAAAGGAAAAGAGCGGATGAAAACAGTAAGCAGAATAGGCAGCAGCCATACAGTAAAAACGCACACAAGACGTGTAAACATGCCGCAGCGTCAATTTATGGGTTATAGCCATTACTTGGACAAGCAATTACAGCGCAGGCTCATGGCAGAACTAATGAAAGGTTTACGATAAAATAAAATACTATGGCACTATTATCACCACAGGCAAACTTATTTGAAAGCCTGGTACAAAAAATTAAAACGGATGTACCTGAAATTCGCTTTATCGAACAGGACATGGGCCAGCTTGAAAACTACGAAATGCGCCCGGCCGTGGCGTGGCCATGTGCCTTGATAGATATTGAAGAATGGAAATACAGCGATGCTCAAAATGAACTATCGCAAATAGGTGAAGGTATTGTAAGCATACGCCTGGGCCTTGTAAAATATACTGATACCAATAGCCTTACGACCGCCAATATGAGAGAAAAGGCACTGCATTATTATGAACTTGAAAACACATTTGTAAAGGCATTGCATGGCTGGAATCCCGCCAGCTTTGGCAAGCTGTTGCGCCGGGCTGCAGGCACAGAGCGAAGGGATGATGATATACGGGTGAGAGTGATAAAATTCGCGATAAGCTATACTGATGATATTGGTAAAAAAACAAAGATCACTATACCCCGGCCTGATGCTTTTCTTAATTCCAGCTTAGAAAAGGATACTTAGTTTTAAAGTATGCGGCAGAAGGCTTTTTAGTGTTTAGGTCTTTAAGGATAAAGCTATTCGTTTGCACGATGTCCACCAGGGTACGCTGGGTTATAAAAAATTCACTTTCCAGCGCTTCTAAAAGCATGTGGTATTGAAGGCACTTTATTTTGCTGTAAAAATAATGACGGTGCAGTAATAACTCATTTCGTTGCTTGATCAATTCTTCATTACGGCCTTTACGTTCGGGGATAGTAATTGTATCGGTAACAGGCTCCGGTTGAAAAAGGGAAAGGTATGTACGATGGCCACGCAGCATGTACACAATAATGATATTTTTTTTTGATGTGGCAAAAAAAAGATGGAAACAATACAGCGTTAATAAAACTAAAATCCCCGGCATCATCTCCGGGTATTTTATTATGGTACGCTTTCTATTTCTATATACTTCATAGGAATATCATCATGTGGACTGTCGTCAAGGCAGGCTAACTTCATTTTATTCCAAAAAAAGCAACAGGATATTTTTTGTTTTAGACAGGGCTCTATCATTGGTAAAAAGTACTCATTAGCCATTTTGGTTATTCGGTCTGCCGGGCCGTAAATTACTATTCTAAAAACGGAAGGCTGACCATAAATCACTTCTGTACCCTGCAATATTTTTTCCCTTTTAAGGGATATTGATAAGCCTGCAAATCCTGTACTGTCCGAATAGCTTATTGTATATGATTTACTGATTGGCTTTGGTTCGTTTTGTGTTAGCTTTAACTGTATATATTGTTCTATTACTTCTTTTAGATTCATTGCAGAAGCTGTATCGCTTGTAAATGGTTCATAGCATTGCGCTGAAAGCACTATAGGTATGAAGGCCATAAGACTGATTGTTAGTATCTTTTTCATAAAATGTTAAATGCTTTTTAAAAAGTGTTTATATACCTGTTCAAACTGGTTCACCAATTTCCTTTAAAGCATCATTTATATTTTCAAAATAAATATCTTCAAAGCTATTTATTGACTTGCAATTTGGGCAGGTAGTAAACTCATTACCATCTTCATTATAATCGGTATCAATATCGTGCACATGAATTAAATTATTACATTCTTCGCATGTTATTGTAGGGTTTTCATACTTATATAAATATCTTGGAGAAGGCAGGTGTTCTATTCGTTGCAAATTTCTATTTACTTGAACAGATGCTCCCGGAACCTGTAACACCAAGTCAATAATTTTTTCATTATACAGTTCGCCGCTATAATATTCACCTTCTTTTTCGGCGAGGATAACGCATAACCTTTCGTCCCTAAGAAATTCAGGTAGTTTTCCTTTTATTTTAAAGGATATTTGAGTGACGCCTTCTACCATTGTAAAAGTCTTTCCGGCATCAGGGTTGTTCTTTATAGTACTTCTATCTATCCTTACTAACATTTATATGCTTTTTAAAAAGTGTTTATATACCTGTTCAAACTGGCTCACCAATTTAGGCATTTCTTCGTAACTGTAAGCCTGTAATTTCTTTTTAAGGTAACTGTGCTTTACGGCCCATTCGTCAAAGCGCTGGCCATCGGCAACGGTTTTGCCATGTTTGTTCTTTTTCGTCCAGCCCATTTCGTGGCAGTAGTAAAATATTTTGCCGATCATCTTGCTGCTGTCATTGGCGGTTGGCTGCTGCTCTTTCAGGTACCTGATCAGGGCAATGCTTTCATCATGGTTTAATTGCCTCATACTGGTAGTGCGGCCACCGGATATGCCCGCCACAATGTTTTCCTTTTGCTGCTGCAGGCCACGCCTGTTCAGGATGGCATAAGCTGCTCTGTATTGCGCCTGGTTCATGGTTGGTAGAGTTTGCTTTTGGGTTTAGTTACTAAATCATCAATGTACCGCTGTGCGGCTTCTATGCTTATAAAGGGCAGCAATGGCAGCGTGGTTATTACGTAATAACCATTGCCATATTCTACCTGGTAGCCTCTGTAAAAGAATGTGCAAATGCTATTTGTATTCATTGTTCCACATTTCATCTTTTAAATAATTTTCGGGGTTGCGTTTATACTGCCCGGTGTTTTTAAGGTGGCGCAGGTACTTAGCCACACCCTGGTAAGCGGCTATTTGCAATGTTTTGGGCAGCTTGTTCCAAAGCGGTATGCAGCGCTTACGGTTTACCTTTAGATCGTATGCAGCCCAAAAATCATCAAACGATATTTCATAATTGGCCTCTGCTACAATGGTGCCGGGGCTGCACCATTGGTTAGCTTCCAGCGTGGCAATGTTGTGCGGCACCATGCGCTTAAATGCCAATACCGTGTCTTCGTTCATCTGCGCCTGCAACATATCTACCTTCACAAGTGTTCCTTCCGCATTATACAGAAGTTCAGCAGTGCCGGTAAACTTTGGTGATGTGATAAAAAAGCGTCTCATTTTTTATTTAATTTTTCCCAGTAAATAATGTCGCCTTTAAATAGCAAGCCATGAGTTTGTTTCCACCATCTTTCCATTGTTTCCCAATCAGGAAAACCATCTGCTTTTGCAAGTTCTTCCAGCTCTGTTTCTTCCAGTAATTTGCCCCCTACAAATACCCCGGTAACAAGTATCATTATTTCTTTTACATCTGTACAAATTGCTTCCCCAATCTTTGTACACCATTTTGTGCGCATTCCATAATACAGGTAAAGTGTATCCCCAGGCTTTGCTTGTCCTTTCCTTTTTGCCCGGATGGTTTGTTTTTTATCACCGCTTTTTATCATCGGGATAAATCTTTCTTTGAATGAATAAGCTGGCATAGTTGAGATTTTTTAGTGGTTATTATTGAATTTACAGTAGTGGCAAATTTGGTATTCATAATCAATCTCGTCATATTCATGTCCACAATTAGGGCACGTTTCATCCAAAATAATTTCATCGTCAAAGTCCGGTTCTGACAAAAAATTATATGCAAAACAATCTTCACAATATTCATTTTGCTTGCTTGCTGTTTCCGCCTGCTTGCATTGTTTACATATATTTACCATACAATTTTTTTTGAAAGCCGTGCAGGATTTGAACCTGCGTACTCACATACTGTGAGATGTTGCCAATGCGCCTTACCAGGCATCCACATCAACGGCTTTATTGTAGACTAAAAATGTTAATCACTTAATCCATCCCCTAATAATTTACCTATCACTTTTGGCGCATCACCACGATGTACCAGTTTCATTGCATCCACAACTACTTTATTCCCATTCACTATTTGAGTAGCAAGGCCACTCATGGCTTTAGCCCGTTCTATTTCAGCACTTAGATCATCTCCTTTTAATGACTCATCATTTAGGCGTTCTAATTGAGAAAACAAATGATTGTTCAGGTCGCTAAGCTTATTTTTCATACTTTTTTATTTTTAAAATTTGAAATTTCAATTGGTTTTTTGCTTTCTGCCTTTTGTGTTCCAGATCATTGCGGGCCCGGCTATTTAACAAGGCATTTTTCTTTCGGCTTATTAGTTCAAGATTATCCACTGTTACATTAAGTGGGTCGCCATCTTTTATCCGAACTATATAACCTACAGGTACGCGCCCATGCTGTTGCTTATATAGCCAGGGTGCAAAATGGACAAACCCTTTTTTTGTTTTTATAACCTTTACTGGCTGTCCTCCATGTTCCCATATTCTTATCTCTCCTACTTTCGCTACCTTATTTTCCCACCTTCGTTTATTTGCTTCACTGTAAATACCTTTCTTGATAGCCTGGTCTAAAATGTACCGCTTGTCCTCTTTAGTTCTTTTTAGTTTTAAATAGCGACGCTTTTTTTCTATATGCTTCTTTGTCCATCCTTTTTGCTTGGCCCACTTTTTATTGAATATTTCTGCCAACTCGGTATCACCTTTCGATTTATAATGCTTTTTTAAAAATGAAACTTGGCCGGGTGTCCAATATTCAAGATGTAAGGAATACAAGCCGAGTTCGTATTTTTTTTCTCTTACTTTGGTACGGGTAATCCCAATGGATTTACTTATCTGCTCTGCTGTTAGTTGTTGCCAATTATCTTTAATAAATTGCAACTGCCATTGCTGCCATTCTATCCTGTTATTTCCCTGATTACCTGCCATTTTACTTTTTCTTTCCCGGCCAGTACTGGCCTTTAATTACTTTTTGATAATTTTTACCCCACGCTTTTTTTGCGCCTTCTTCCCAAATAACAATGGGCTTGTTGGTGGCGCCCTCCATCCTGCTTTCGACATATACCACATAGTGCATTGCCTCCAGCTTTACATCGCAATCATGCTTTACATGCAACACGAAATCATTTTTTTGCCAGTGGCTTACAAAGGCCACGATCTTGCCACGCCGGGGATTACAAAAACGGTTGGTAAATGCGATGTATTCAGCTTTATTCATGCCCGCATGTTGCAGGCTATCCAGCACCGCAAACGTGGCGCTTCGCCCCTTATTTAGCATGTCAGCGAATGTTTGTTCTTCTTCACTCACAATTGGTGCTTTGTAAAAACGGATGCGCTCATCATGCTTTTCATCTATGCCGGCATAGCGCATCTTTTCTTTCATCGTGCTGGCATCTCCGCCCTTTTCTTCATGGGTGTTATAATCCACCCTTACATGCTCAGCGACCTGCGCACACAGCTGGGCAATGAAGCTGCTTTTGCCGCTGAAGCTGCGACCGGTGATGAAGATTTTAGAACCCAATTCCAGGCGGCCGATGCTTTCGCCAATAGCGCCTTTTAAATCAATATACTGGCGCTCTTTTTTTATGATTTGTGAAGGGCGTAATACCTTGACTTTCTTTTTCTTATGTGGCTTTTCCGGTAAATCTTTCTTTGGCCTTTCCGGTATAGTTTCCTGTGCTGTTTGTTCCATTTTACAAGGGTAGTTTTTGAACTACTTTGTTGATTTTCAGATTTTTAGGTGTTTTTTAGTGCTGTTTTAGTGCATTTTTTGTATCAAAAACTGCCCATTTCAGCCGGGTTTTCAGGCCATTGCTGGTTGTTGCTTTCGCAGTTCCAGCATTCGTCAAGTTCTATTTCTTCATCGGTGAGTGGCTGACCACAGTTAGGGCAAATGTTTGGCTCCTTTGGCATGCTGCTATTATTTTTTGGTGGATGTTAATTTTTTGATATGCTGGCTCAACTTTATCACATAAAGTTCTAAGGCAATGAATCTTATCTTATACACAATACGGGCATACTCTCGTTCATGTGTAAGCATTTTATTCTCTGATATTTTCATTTGCTTTGTTGCAATCTTTCTGTACTGCTTTAGCATTTTTAAATCGTCCATTTTCATTGATTTATTAGGTAAATTCAAGGTGTCCGTTATTGATAATAGTGGTATCGAACGGGAAGCCTTCTTTTGGCACCTGCTCAATTTGATTGATCAGGTTTTGACTGCTTACAAATACTACATGCTTTGTTCCGCCGATGCTTATCTGCATATCCAGGCGCAGCTTGTCTTTAAAATTGCTCTTTGATATTTTGTACGCCAGCACCGTTATTGGCCGGTTGAATATCCTGTTGATGCTTATCTTGTCGCCCACGAATGATACCGGGGCGCTGGTGATTTTGAAGTCCGCAAATTTTTTCATGCTTTGTTAGTTTGTTAATTAGGTTAATACTGTTGCAATGCTTTGCCCATCCCCAATAGCTTGCAATGCTTTCTTTGGGTTTACCGGCAGCTATTGCACGGGCAAATGATTGCTTGATACGTTTACGCAGCAGCGTGTGAGTGTGGTAAAACTTGTAGCCTACGAAGTCAATACCACGGGCTGCCACGGGAAACACCTGGTAGTTTTGTTTTACCTGCAATTGCAGGTTATCATGCAGGTATTGCTTTATTTGAGAAAGCAGGAAGTGCAGGTGCTGTTTGTTGGCAGACAATATCACTATATCATCTGCATACCGGAAGTAGTGGCGTACCTGCATCTGCTCTTTTATCCAGTGGTCAAACCACGTTAAATAGTAGTTGGCAAAATATTGGCTCAAATAGTTGCCGATGGGCACACCGGCAGCGCTGTCTATAATGCCGTCTAAAAGTGAAAGCAAATCACAATCTTTTATTTTCCTTCTAAGAAGGGTTTTTAAAGTCTCGTGGTTGATGGATGGATAAAACTTTTTAATGTCCATTTTTAAACAATACTGTGTGCCTGGAACATCTTTTAAAGCCTGCTTAACTGCCCTTGCAGCGGCATGTATGCCACGTCCTTCAATGCAGCTATAAGTATCCGCTGTGAACGTGGAAAGCATTATTGGCCGCAGCACATTCATTATGGCATGGTGAACAATCCTGTCAGGGTAGTATGGCAGCCGGAAAACTTCACGCTCTTTTGGTTCGTACACTTTGAATGTAGTATAAGGCGATGTACGGTATTCTTTATCCAGCAGCATTGTATGCAGCTTTGCTATGTTGGTGGCTGCATTCTTGTTGTGAGCGATCACACCGTATTGCTTTGCCTTACCTTTCTGTGCGATGGCATCAGCAAGCTGCAAGTTTTCTATGCTGCAAATTTGTTGATATAAGTTACCGTATCGTTTCATGCCTTATTTTTAACAGGTCGCCGTCAATTACTTTACCAGCGCCCTTTTAAAGTGATTTGTTTTTTGCACTGTTGGCAGGGCCTGTGCTGCAAAAGAGAAACAAGGTGAGCCCTGACATTCGTATTATCGTTGCCGTTATCGTAATCGTTGTACGAGAACCTGCCGCTGGACGAACTAAAGGCAAGGCAGCACACAGCCTTAAGATTTTTATTTTACATACAGAGTGAAGATTTCCCACAGATCAGGATACGCCTCCGCATTCTCCCTACATTCCTTTGAACTGTTGGACGCAAGGCGAGCCCCGACA